GCTCCTTGAGGTCCAGTTATTCCTGATCCACCTATATCAGTCCAAACAACATTTGTGCCATCACTTGATAATACATATCCACTATTTCCAATAGTTTGCGGATAAGCATAAACGCCAATTGTTAAAGCATCAACTGTAATATTTCCATTTAAATTTATTATAGGATTTGTTTGTGTTCCTGTTAAATTCATGTTTGCCCCAGCTGTAATACTTGTTATTGTTCCTGTACCGCCTTGTGCAGGTTCCCAAATTGCGTTTGTTCCATTTGATGTTAACACATATGAGGTTGCTCCAATTGTGTTTGGCATATTATAATTTCCAATTGTTAAAGAACCACTTTTACTTTGTGTTGACTCTACAAGTAAATAATTTGAAAAAGTTGTCGAAGATATCATTGGATTTTCAGTCGAAATTAAATTAGGAACCCCATAACAATTTGAAAATTCGCATCTTCCTGCTTCAAATGTTATAAACGATCCAACAGAAAATAAATCTGAATTTTGGAAAAATAAAACATCTCCTCCATTTGAACTTGAGGTAGAAATACTTGAACCAGTATTAAAAACACAGTCATTAATAATAATATTTGCATTACCATTGAAAGCTACAACATTTGTAAATGTGCATCGATTGAAAATGCAATTTCCTGATAAATTAAGAGTAACTACTCCTGAAAAATTTATATTTTCAAATGATAAATTTGTACACATAGTATTTGCAGTAAAATTACTTAGTATATAGAGAACATTAGTTGGGCAACTAAATGAAGAATAACTATAATTAGATAATATAATATCATTAGCTATTCCAGTACCAATTGTTATTGGAGCAATTATAGCATTAAAATTTGCACTTCCTGAAGAATTAAGAATTGTGACAGCTGTTTGGGCATCATTTATATAAGTTATGTTTGTTGTTGCATTTGGAGTTTGGTTTACGTTTACAAACTCGCATTGTCCTGATCCTGCGTACGCTAAGACATAATTTTCCTGTGCGTCAACGACATACTGTGGGAAAGAGTACGCACTTTCTCCAAATGGCACATTAGTTGAACCAACTGTTAAAGCTGGAATTGATACTGTTGTGTCTAAATTAACAATTGGATTTTGAGGAGTTCCAGTAATATTAATTTGATTTCCTCCAGTAACAGAATTTACTTGGCCACCACCTCCACCTCCGCTTTGAGGAATAAATCCAAGTTGATTATTACTTATTGCCCCTAAAACGTAACCTGCTTGTGAAGGTAATAATTGTGAAGGAAAAGCGTAAGTTGACCCTAATGTTGTTCCAAGACCTACTGTTAATGACGGAACTGTTATTGCGTTTGAAAGAGATAAAATTGGATCAGTTGCTGTTCCCGATAAAGTTAAACCTGTTCCTGCTGACACAGAATTTACTGAACCACCTCCTGAACCCATAGGGACAAAACCTAGGTCTGCTCCACCAATGTAAGCTAAAACATAATCTACTTGACTAGGTTCAACGTAAGGAGGGAAAACGTATGATGAACCTGTGATACCATTTGCTCCAGCAGATAATTGATTTATTTGTAATTGACTAATTGTTGTTTCTAAATTTACAATTGGTGAACCCTGAGTTCCTGTCATTGTAATCCCATAGCCTCCATAGACTTCAATGACATTTCCTGTTCCTGACCCATTAGCACCTTGGGGTCCTTGAGGCCCTGTTGCACCTGTTGCACCTTGTGATCCCTGAGAACCTTGAGGACCTTGTGATCCAGCTTGTCCAGTTGCACCAGTAGCACCTGTAGCACCATTAGATCCAGCCTGTCCTGTCGCACCTTGAGGACCCTGAGATCCTTGAGGACCTGTCACGCCACCAGTATTTAAAACCCACTCGCATAAACCGCCTTGACCAGTGGCTTGTAAAACGTAACCTGTTGTTCCTGAAGTTAAAGGAAAAGTGTAATTTGTACCGACTTGTATTTGGTCTCCAATAATAGTTGGCACATCAATTGTATTTGCAAAATTTATATTTGCAATTCCTCCTTGTTCAACAATTGATAAATTCTGATCAGTATTTGTAATACCATTTAAGCCCCCTCCTCCTGACCCAACAGTAATCCAAGCTAAATCACCATTATTGTCCCCCGCACCGAGAACTTGGCCTTGTGTAGGTCTTTGATTAAAAGGGAAAATATATGAGTTCGGGGAAACACCACAAGATAATTCTCCGACAATGTTGACATCTCCTGAAAGTCTCACCCCATTAGCGACATCTAAATTTTCACATGCTATGTCTGCAACTGACATTGATAGGTAAGTTGCATTTTGTAGTCCTAAAAATGACATTTTATATATATATATGTAGAAATTATATTATTTTCTATTAATTTAATATATAGAATGACCAAAAAAATTCTCAAAGGGAGAGGTGTTCCTTCTGAGATAAAAGAATTATTAAATATTGCGTTAGATGAGACTCAGTTATTAAATGCTCTTAATGGAAAAGTAAAAATTATTTCTTATAGCGATTTAAAAAATATAAAAACTATGGATGAATTACTTTATCCCTATGATAGAGTTATTATTCTCTTCGCAATAAAAAGTCCTTTAAATGGCCATTGGACAAGTCTAATTAGAAGAAAAAATGGAGAAATTATTTTTACTGACAGTTTTGGCTTACTTCCCATGGATGAAAATAATTATATGAGTATGCCTTATTCAATTGAAAAATATGTTGAAGATCAATTTAAACCATACATTTATGAATTATTTAGCCAATATCCAAAAAGTATTAGATATTCACAGTACAAATTACAGGATTTCAGTACTTCTGTGTGTGGTCGTTATTGTATTGTGCGTTGCATGTACCCTGAAATTAGTGAAGATGTATTTGCAAAAGCTCTTACTAGTACAAAGTATCATCCTGATATTATTGTTACGTTACTCACAAAAAATATTGTCTAATATTATATTTGTAAAATGGATGATAACACTATTTTAATCCTTGTTATTGCTGTTGCGGGTCTTTTAACTGCAATTGGAGCAAGTATAAAACACATTACAAAGTGCAAAGCATGCTGTTGTAAATCGGATTGTATGCAAAGTGAAGTGACAGCTGAAGGAGCAACTTTAATTCCTGAAACAGTTATCAGTATTCCAACAGAAAGTCCAATTCAAAGAAGACAAACCAAAACAATGGATGAATTATTTCTAAACGAACAAAGAAATTTAATTGCTGACACCATTAGAGATCAAGTATCTAGATCAATGGATAATTTATTTGTTAAAAGTGATCCAATAAATATTCCTCTTTCTCCAAAACAACAAAGGAAAAAGAAAAATAGTGCTTTAGTTAAAATGACAACTTCTGATCCGAATATTAATTAAATTTCAGTTGATGTATTAGTTTTCTGTAACATTCTTATAGAATCTGTAAAAATATCAATATTCTTTAGAATTCTTTTTCTTTGAATTGGATCTTCTTCTTTCTCTAGAGAATGAATAAAGCATTTTACGTAGTATTTTAATGTGTCGATGTCCATATATTTATACTTTAGAAAAAAATATTTTTATTTAGAAAATAAAATATTTAATATTTATATATTTTAATATGGATATAGATGTTAATATTACTCTTGCTACACTTCATTCCGTTGATAACTTTTTTAGATCATGTAACGATATTCGATTTAGTGATTTTCGCATTTTTTCTAGTAGACTTTATCCAAAGGAAGATTTATGCTCTCCGTATGTATGTGAGAAATATGATTACTGCAGGAACAACTTCGTTTCTTTCTATCTGTCCCTAAATACAAACGGAAGATTAGAAATTATTAAATGGGTCAAAGACATTCAATCTAATATTCCTTAATTTAATTGTTACAGTAACGAATCATATTCTCCAAAATAATTTCAAAATTATTTATGTGTTCGTTTATTTTATCTACTTTGTTTGATGTTACCGTATTTAGTATTTCTCTTATAGTATTAATATTTTTTGAGATTTTTATAATACTCATTGGATCTATGCAATATTCTTTATTTCTTAATTTTTCAACATCATCTCCAAAATCCCCAATTGATAAAATTATTTCGTTGATTAGATGAGGTATAACTTTTAAATCTTTCACTTTGATGTTAGGTTGAGACATTTTTTTCCTGTTGTTATTTTATTTATAATTTTTTTTATTAAGGATTTTTTAAATTCAATTTTTAAAAATTTTTTTTTAATTCACATATTCATCATCTGAAATATCTATATCATCATTACAGAATCGTAATTTTTTATAAAATATAACTTTATCTACTAACTGTTTCATTTTTCCAATAGTATCTTGTGCTTTAGAAAGTAATACATCATCTATTTTATGAATTATTTTTTGCTTAAGAAATCTTTCGTCATCATCATCATCATTTCCAATATCCCAAAATATTTCAAATGTTGTATGACTCAAATTAATTAAATGTTCTCCATATGTTTTAATTTTATCTTCAAACATTTCTCTAAGACTATCTACTTCAGAATAAAAATGTAACTTCTTTCTACATAATGGACAGCTAAGAGTTAAAGAGTTCTCTATAATTTCTGTTTTTATTTTATTAAAGCAGTTGTAATGAAATGTATGACCACAAGAAGTAGTTATTTTTTCAATTCGTTTAATCGGAAGAAGACAGATACTGCACTCCATGTTGAATGTTGTTATTTTCTTTACAATTTTTTTTATTAAGGATTTTTTAAAATCAATTTTTAAAAATTTTTTTGTTTTAGGATTTCAGAAAAAAATTATTAAATAATTTAAATTAAAAATTGATTTAAAAATTTTTTTATATTTTGTATATATATAGAATAAAATGTCAAATAAGTCAAGTGAGCCACGTGAACAAGCTTCTAAAAAAATTACTATGGATTTTTTAAATGGATACACAATAGATTATGACAAAGTTCCTGAATACAAAGAATTTAAAGATCCTTTCCAAGAATTAATTGATGCTGATCTTTTAAAGTTCATTTCATCTAGATTTTTATCAGATAGACCTGATGTCCAAGGAAAATTAAAGTCTATTATTTTTAATTCAAAGAAAGATAAAGATGCTACTGAGTACATCACAGTAAAACATGAACAGAAAGTTAGATCAGGAAAGATTTTTGCTGGTAGATTTTATCCCGATTTAAGTATTATTACATTACCAAGATGGGTAAAACATACAATGATGCGTCATATGGGATATGCTGATATTGATATGGTAAAAGGCCATGCAAGTATTGCATTTTCTATTGCTAAAAGAAATGGAGTAATACTTGAATCTCTTAAAAATTATATTGAGAATTTTGATTCAGTATGTGAAAAACTAATTGATGAGTTATCAGGAGACAAAGAAAATCCTTTAAACAAAGATAATATCAAGTATCTTTTTAATTTATTAATGTATGGAGGTTCTTTTAAAACATGGCTAAGAGAAGTAACAAAGGGAGATGATGATTATCCGGCCAAACAAATAAATTCAAAGTTTTCACTTAATGGTTCTTTTATTGAGTCATTTATAAAAGACAGAGATTTTATTAGAGACAAAGTTATTGAATCAAATGGAACATTTTATCAAGATCTAATGGTAGAATATCCTGATATGAAAGATTCTGAGGAATCATCCAAGAATAATAGATCATTCTTATCTTATTATTTTGGAACTATTGAAAATCACATTCTTTATGTGACTTTTAAATTTCTTCAAAAGTACAAAGTCATTGATAGAAAGAAAGTTTGTCTTGAATATGATGGTTTATGTATTCCAAATGGATCTCTTTTAACAAAGAGTATTGTAGATGATTTAAATAGACATATTTTTGAAGAAACTAAACTTAATGTTAAAATGATTAGTAAAGAAGTTACAGACAAAGAAGAAATTAAAATAATAGATTGTATTATTGATCAATATATTAATTATGAACCTCCAGTAGCAAAAACTTATGAACAAATGAAAACTGAATTTGAAATGAAACACCTTAAAATTATTCTTCCAGCTCAATATCTTGTTGAAAATGATACAGATGATGATGAACTTATGATTCTAACTAAAACAAAGTTAGTTGAGTCATATGAACATTTAAAATGCTTCGATGATGGAAAATATCATTCATTCATTAAGAAATGGATTTCTGATGAGACTC